GCCGCATGGCGAGCTTCCTGGCATACCGAAAGTCCATGACGGCATGGGAGAATTGCGGGGCGATACCCTCCCACATGCCTTGGATCTGCTCCTGCGTCAAAGGGCGACTGACATCTGCGTCGTTCAGCAACTGCACGCGCATGCCATGACGGACATGCAGCCCTAGCGACATCGGCTCGAGCAAATCGCACAGCGCCTGCGTATCTGCGCCCCAGCGCAACAAGGCCTCCGGCATCTGTTCCGCTCGAGACAACGCCTCGCGATAGAACGCTGCCAGTTTCGGCTTCGCGCCGATACTCCAGAACTGCACGCCGTTAATGACCTTGCGCCAAGCGTGGTGAACCCGAGGCCGCATCAGGATGGTCAGATCCACCCGTGGCCGAAAGAACCGTGCGAGATCCTGGGCAATCAACTGATCGCAATCAAGACAGACCGTGTCGCGGTCGAAGTCGTCCGACTCCAGATACTTCACGCAGGCTTCGAGGATCCATAACATCAGGCGCCGCTGCGTGGTCGAATACCGCAGGCAGTCCAGCGGCAGATCGGCACTCGCATCCGTGATGACGTGCACCGGCACACCACAAGACAGTTCTGCCGAATGCGAGAGCATCCGAATGGCGTCGATCCAGTCGAATGACACCAGCGCCTTGTGATGGTCGCTGTCGGCTGGCAGCGGAAAGAATGGGGCCACGAGACGGATCTGACTCACGCCAGCACCTCGCGCAACCATTTCCAGCACTGCCGCGCTTCTCGCGGATGCCACTGATACCAGGCCAAGTTCGACAGGAACCGATTCCGCGTCTCCGGCGCGAGTGGCTGCGGGTCTTCCACGTAGACGGATGGGCACACCGCTGCAGCGGCTCCGTCGCGACACATCACCGGAATCCCATTCCGGATCGCGTCCACGGCCACGTTGGAATGCCACGTCACGACCAGGGAAGCGCCCGAGAGTGCGGCGTCAATCGGCCGGTCCGGTGCGAGCGGGACACCCTGCGGAACCGGCGCATCGGGCTGCTTGCGCCGATATTGCACGACCTTCCCGCGCCGTTGCGCTTCCGCGATCATCTGGCCTTCCCACTGTTCGACCGCCGCGCCATACTGCACGCGGGCCTTACGCCCGATACCCGCCACAATGACTGGGCCATCCGGATTCCAGCGATCCGCTACCGGCACCCGATCCGCCTTCAGCCGCGTATCGGGCTCCTGCCGGCGCATCACCCATGCCTGCGGATGCGCCGCATCAATGGAGATTCGAAACTTCTTGAACCGATCCCAGTAGGGCAGATCCAGCGCAATCGCATGCCCACCCTTCGCGACGTGCCGTCGCATCACATCAGCCCGATCCGGTGCTCCCGGCCCCCAGAACACGAGCAGATCGGACTGGCCGCGATAGGTGCCCGTCACACGCACGTTTGCTCGCGGCACCGCCTGCTGCAACGCACGCAACGCTTCCATCGCCCGTCCAGAGGCCGGCTGGAAGGTCAGCACCTCAATGGTCAACATGAGCGCAATCACGCCAGCGCCTCTGCCAACGGCAGGCGGGGGAAACAGGTCAGTGCCGTATGGCGGCTCGCGTTGACGATCTGGATCGTGAGGGCCGCTAGTGGACCAATTAATGTGTCGAAGAGCGGCCGGAACGCCTGAAACGGCACCGGCTTTTTGTGCCAGTGCGCGCCGAAGAAGTGCTCGCGGCCCTTCGCGTCTGGTTCCTGGTCATACCCTAGGAGCACGATCCGCTTTGCGCCGAGATGCACCGCCAAGTTGATGGCGCTGTAGCCTGAATTTTTGCCGCTCTTGAGCGCCCCCGGATCAGTTTCGAGTCCGTTGAAGCCTGTCCAGCGCAGCACTTGTGCCCACTTCGCGGCTTCCGAATCGAGCGTGTAACGCAGTCCAGTGAAGCCTTCGAACGCCTCGCCGTTCCGTTGCCACCACTGGCTCCCATCCGCACCGGCGGCATAAAGGACATCGGCCCACGGGGCATACTCGACGGCGTGCTTGATCGCAATCACACGCGCTCGGCCGCGGCAGAACTCCACGTCTTCACGCGTCAGGCTCGGCCCTGTCCCGACACACACGATGGTTTCGCCAGCAAAGCACCTCGGCACGGTTACCATTGGCCGGGATCCCCTTTGTCGCCCTTCGGCCCAGGTTTCCCTTCCGGTCCCGGTTTGCCTTCCTTGCCGTCTCGTCCACGCTTCACCACAAGCCGCCAGTCATCACTCGTTTCGGGCTTTGCCGTGGTCTTGCGTTGGGCGCTGAAGCTCGAACCGCCCCAGGTCACCGTGTCGCCGCGCTCGTAGGGCTGGCCCTCTTTCCAGACGCCTCGCTCGATCGGAATTGGCAGCACTAACGTGCCGCAGGCTTTCTCGCGATCGCCACGGATGACCTTGATGTCAATTCGTCGTTCGCCATCATACGCGATCTGCAGATCATCGAAGCCCAGGCCATCTTGGCCGTCCTTGCCGTCTTCGCCCGGCCTCCCTGGAACACCAGGCATCCCGTCGCGTCCCGGCTTGCCCTGGACTTTGCCGACTGCCTTGGTGGTGCCGTCCGTCATGTGCAGCAGCAGCGTGCCTTCGTGGTCAATCACCGGCTCTTGAATGCCTACGCCATCGCGTCCCGTGGCGCCCTGCGGGCCTTCTGGGCCACGTTCGCCGCGATCCCCAGCATCACCCTTCTCGCCACGATCACCAGGAGTCCCAGTGGCCCCAGAAGGTCCAGCAGGACCGATCTCGCCACGCTCACCTGAAACGCCCTTCTCGCCCGTCGCACCTTTCTCGCCGACCAAGCCAGCCTCACCGCGTTCGCCTTGAAGTCCTTGCTCGCCTCGTTCGCCACGCTCGCCTTGCGGCCCCGGCGCACCGACTGCCCCGTCCTTCCCGTCGATACCGTTCACGACGGCCCGCTTCTCGAGCGCCTCGACACGCGCCACCCACGGGGCCACAGCGGCCTTCACCGCGCCGGCAATCAGATCCGCGAGTTCGTCATCTTCGAGCTGCATTAGGTGGCCATCACTTCCACAGTGCGACCAATCACGAGCGCCCGACGCTGGGCACGCGTCAGGGTCTTCGCCGGAGGCGGCTCTGGCAGCACGGGCGGCTTCGGCGGTATCGGAGGCGCGATAGGACCAGAAGCGAGATCCGCGATCGACACGTCCTGCTGCTGCAGATAGACCGTGTCGCCGCCCTTCAGCGGCTTCTGGTTGAATCGCTGGCGCGCCTCGTTCGGCGTAAACACACCACCGCGGACGCCGTCAGTGGCATATTTCATGGCGGCGGCCGAATCCATCCGCAACAATCCGTCCAGGTCGAACTCGATACCGAGGTCGCTGCCTAGCTCCAGCCCCTCCTCAAGACAGAGCTCCATCGACTCGAGTAGCCCCTGGAGACACTGCGCGTAATACTGCTGGTTCAGCGCCTCGATGTTGTTGTAGGTCGGCATCGGCCCGACCCCGACCATGTAGGGCGGGACATGGAACGTCGAGCAGATGCGCTCATCGCTCCATTTCATCTGGTCGATCAACTGCGAATCGACCGCGCTGAACATCGGCGGCTTGTCGAACTTCAGCCCGTCGCCCAGCACGGCCACCTTGCCGACGTTGTGACTGCCGGCATAGTTCTGCTCCCAGTGCTCTTGAATCCGCTGCGCCGTGTCGTTGCTAATCGCCGCTGGCGCCGTCAGCACACCGCCCACCATGGACCCGTGCTCGGCCATGTGGGTCATGTTGTGAATAATCTTCAGGCCCAGCATCGAGGCCGAGGCGCACGCGTAAATCGGCGAGAGCCCGATCAACGGGTGATAGACCGCATTCCACAGGTCATGAATGATCTCGCTCGCCGGCACCGTCACACTGCCCTCGAGTAGTGAGAGCGGATCTTTCTGCAGGATGTAGAACACATCGCCATTCGGGGCCACAGCAGGCTGCACCCGCGTCGGATCGAGCAGATAGAGCGAGTCCACATTTCCGGCGTTCGGCGAGCCCCGATGATTCCGCACCTTCAACGCGTAGGTGTTCCCGCGTGAGAGTTTTGAGAGCGCCCAATAGGAATAGAACTGGATCCGATTCTGGTAATGATTCGGGCGCCGAAGGACATTCGAATACGCCGGCCGGTCAATCTCCGTGCAGATGCCCGTGTTCTGGTCTTTCTGCACGAGCTGCGGCCGGAGTTTGGCAATGTCACCAGCAATTAGGGTCAAACAGGCCCAGAAGGTCGGATGCGTGGCCGCATCCTGGAGCGGCACCGCGATACTCCGCTGCCACGCCCCAGCGAACTGCTCGCGTAAGACCGGCCACCAGCCCCGCGGGCCGACAATGACCGAGGGCGGGATGCTCGTGACCCCAACCACGCTCTTCTGCCGGCGTGTGATGCTGAGACCGAAGATGTCCACAGACTAGGAGGCCGCGCGCAGATCCCGTCGAACGTAACCGCGACGGCGCGGCGCATGGTCCGCCTCGTCTTCGTCGGTCACTGGCCGCACCGAATCCACGCCTGGCATGGACAACACGGCGACCACATCGTCTGGCAGGTCTACAACCGTGCCGGCGAGCGTGCGCCCGTCCGGCAGATCCTTCAGCGTCAGAACTTTCATGCGACTCCGAATGTGGCAAACGGGCTGAGAGCCGCATGCTCCCAGCCCGCTCCACCGAAACCCGACGACCAGACTTACGCGGAGTAAGCGGCCGGCGAGATATACTGCACCGCCGTCGAGCGGCGCATCTTCCACGTCACCTCACGCGAGGCCTTGATGCCGAGCAGTCCGGCCTGCCACAGGGACACCAACGACGTGCCCGTGCCGTTCGTGCCATCCTGCACTAGCGACCCATCCAGCATTTCGATGGAGGCCTGATCGCTCGCATCCACCGTCACGTTGCCGTCGTCAGCCAGGTAGACTTCCGAGGCCTTGACCGCCACGATGGTCTGGGTTCCCGGCGATCCAACCGATGTCAGGTTCTCGGAGACGAGCACCGGAATGCCGCGGAGCGTCCCGCCCTTCATCGTGATGTCGGGGAAGTAGGGGAAGCCCAGCGAAGTGGTCATCATCGAAATCGCGACTGCCTGCTGCGCCGACATGATGTAAACGATGTCGCTCGCATCGAGATTGTTGGACGCGAAGGCCTTCAACAGCGTCTGCAGGTCAGTGATGAGACCCGCTGCGGTCGCTGCGGTCGGAGGCGTTGCCACGACGCCATTCGTGATCGAGGCCGGCGACACATTCGAAACCGCCGCCTTGGCCGGATCCACGAAGTCCACGTCCATGCGGGTGTTGATCGCCTTCGCGATGTCGTCCCGCACCTTCTGCTCGGCGCTCGGATTCGAGAACCGGACCTCTTCCTGGGTCAGTGCGGCGAGCGCCACGACCTTGGCCCACGTCAGCGTGGTGTTGAAGGAAGTGGCCTTGCTCATCGGAGCCGGCTTGCCTTCACCCGCCCAGTTCCCGGAGAGACCGGCCGAGAACCCGGAGACGCGCACGTTGAACGGCACCCGTCTCAGACTTGGGTAGTCCCCGCCGCCGCCAGGATTCGCGTTCCCGAACTTGTCGATGATGTTCCCGGGGCGCAGATACTCGATGAAATCGCCCATCAGGATGTTGTAGGGCACCAGGTCGTCTGCCCAGTGCGAGACATCCGCCGCGCCAGCGCCGACCGCCGCCTTGACCTGAATCGCTTTATCGAGGCCAGTGTTCGGATAGAACTGCTTGGCGTAGGCGATCGCGTCTGAGATGGAGCCCTTGGCCTGAGCGATGCACATCGCGTAGCGGGCAAAGCCGATGCCCTTCGGCAGCTTCGGCTCGCTGACCAGAATGCGCCGCTGCTCGCGGTTGCTGTTGCCAGGATCGGCGCTGACTCGAGTCAGTTGCGACTTCTGGATGTCCTCCAGTGCCTTGACGTCTTCGAGCTCGGTCCGCAGGGACGAGATCTCGGACTTCAACGCATCAAAGGATTCCTTCTCCTGCGCGTCT